TATTCCAACTGAAACTATAACTAAATTTAAAAATTCTAAATTGAATGAAGACGTTGATGAAACAGAAGTTTTTGCAGTGGAAAGTAGTATTTTTCAAAATTCAGTTGATACAACAAAGTCAATAAAAGATATTAGAAAACAACGTAAAAATATATTAAAATTAGCCTTTGCAAATAATCCAAAAAGAAAAAAATTTAAAACTACATCGACCTCTCTCGGTTATACTGGTTTATCAAAAGCTAATTTATTAGTAATTAAAATTAACTTCGGTAAAGCAGAATTAAAATTAAACGACGAAAAGAATTTAGATGATACTACTGGATTTTTGATTCCAATCGAAGATGGTCAAGAAGCCAGTATTACAAATAAAGATGGTAATTCAACATTCAAAATTAATAGAACTGCAACAGGATTCGCTGATGGCGATGGTAAATATTTCGTTGAAACAATTGCACAAGTTTCAATGATTACTAATTTTGAATCCTCTACATTTATTAGAGGAAGTTCTCCACAGGGACCATTTAAAGATGGTGATAGAGCTATAATTGCCGGCGTTCCCATTAAATTTGGTGGTTTAACTGAAGATGGTGGTAATTATAGTTTTGGGGACCCATATATTAATCCGATTTTTGGTAGTATTACCAAACTGCCAGACGAAAAATCTCTTTATCGTTTATTTCAGGGTTTGGATGTTTATATCAATTGTTCTGTTGATAAAATCAGCGAAAAGAAACAGAAATTCATGGAAGATTGGTTTTACAAAAAAACTGGATTCGATTCCAAATTATTCGGTTTCATTACAAGTGGCTACTTTTACAATAAAATTTACATTTCTAGTGAAAATCATGAACTATTCTGCGATTTCGATAAACAATCCATGATTATGGACGAAAAAGACAAAGAATACTTTACAATTTCCAATACATACAGTGTTGAAAAAGAAAATACATTTATATTAAATGAAAAATGTTCAGTATATACCATTTCTTGGCCACATAAAGAATACAACACAATAGAATTCACTATAAAGATATATGAAAATCCACAAATTGATAATGCTGTTAGTATACAAGTTGCTGGAAATCTAATAGACTGTAAAGGATTATTGGTTAGAAACTACAAACCATCGTTAATGAAAATTTCTGATATAAAAATTAAAAAAGATGTGAAGTTGAATAAAAGATTGGAAAATACAAAACATAAATTTGCTACAAAAGCTATCAAAGATAGGAATGAAGTGTGGATTAAGTGTAAGGGAACCTAGGTTCCCCTTATAATCCCTCCTTTAAGGGAAAAGGAATTTACGAACCATTTTAATGGAAAAATTCCCTTATGAACTCTTAAATATTTTTTTGATTTAAATATATTAAAATATATTTAAATATAATGGATTTTTTTAAAAATAATTTTTTAAAAAATACAAAAGTTAATGATATTAATATTGAAAATATGACAGAACTGATTACTCCAAATAATTTACATAAAAAATTACAAACAACCCATAAAATCATCACCTTTGTTAAAAAAACGAGAAATGATATATCGAATATTTTATCTGGAAAAGATAAAAGAAAACTTATGATAATTGGTCCATGTTCCATACATAACATTGAAATGGCAAAAGAATATGGTCTCAAATTAAAAGAAATTTCTAAAAAATACAAAGAAAAAATATTAATTGTTATGCGGGTATATTTTGAAAAACCAAGAACTACCATCGGATGGAAAGGTCTTATTAACGATCCAGACCTTGATAACTCATTTAACATCAATAAGGGACTAGAATTAGCACGAAAATTACTATTGTTTTTAAATGAAAATGAAATTCCTTGTGGATATGAAATACTCGATACTTTCACACCACAGTACATATGCGATTTAATAAGTTGGGGTGCCATTGGTGCACGCACCACAGAAAGTCAAGTTCACAGACAACTTGTGTCCGGTCTATCAATGCCAGTTGGTTTCAAAAACAATAGTAGTGGTGATATGGATATTGCTGCAAATGCCATGATATCCGCTTATTACCCACATTGTTTTTATGGTATAAATGGAGATGGTAAAGCCGTTATTGTGAAAACAAATGGGAATAAAGACACGCATGTCATACTTCGTGGTTCAAAATTCGGAACTAATTACGATATTGATTCTATTAACGAAATGAAAAATACATTGGAAAATAAAAAACAAAGAGAAAACGTGATGATAGATTGTTCTCATGGAAATAGTAATAAAAATTATAAAAATCAAATGAGTGTAATCGACAATACTGTTAAAATATTATGTGAAAATAGACTGGCTGTTATGGGGTTAATGGTTGAATCAAATCTGGTAGAAGGGAATCAAAAACTAGTATTTGGTGAATCAGAGAAGTTAGAGTGGGGCAAAAGTATTACCGATGGCTGTGTTAATTTGGAAGAAACTGAACAAATGATAAAAAAAATATATAATGTTTTATATTTCCCTACAATGAAACATGTTTTTGATGGGTTTTAATTTTTTATCTTAATTTTTTATCTTAATTTTTTATCTTAATTTTTTATCTTAATTTTTTATCTTAATTTTTTATCTTAATTTTTTATCTTAATTTTATATCTTAATTTATAGCGAATAATTTGTTCATATTATTTACTTCTACTTTGTTTTCTTCCGGTAAGAATAATTTTCTAATTAACAAATCGTCTCGTATACGAATAGAGTAATCCATTTGATTATTTTTTCTACCAATTCGTCCAAACGCCTGTATTGTTTTTTCTTGCGTCATATTCAATAAATCTTTACTCAAGTAACCATGACAGAATTGATAATTTGTACCATAAATATAATCGCTCGATGCGATTATTAAGTATAATTTCTGCTCTTCCGCTAATTTCTTCATTATTTCCATATATTTTATATATTCTTTATCGTCTTCTTTTATAAAACAACCAATTCCCATTAGCAATAGAATTTTCCATGCATTGGCAACATTCAACAACATAATTTCTTCGACAATTTCATCTCTTATTTCACACGTGAATTCGTTTGTTCTATCATCTTTTTTTGTCCATTTGCGAATATGTTGCTTCGTATTTGGGACAAATATTTTTTTTAATTCTACCGTTTGGATATTACGTCTAATCCCTTCCGCCTTTTTTTTATATGTTTCCAATATTTGATATTCTTTCGTGCCCATTTTCAAATTTTTATCTTGTAAATTTTCACTTTTCTTCTCTTGTCTATGCCTCTCATTATCTTCGACTTTTTGCAATTCCTTTTTCCATTTGTCGTTTTTATGTATAATATTAGTAATAATATCAATCTCTTTGGTAGAAATATTAGATGTTTTTAAATAAATTTCTGCCAATTTTTTTACATTATTTGTCAAGAAAATGGTTGGTCCATCCGTCAATGTATGCGAATCATTTGTAGTTACTTTAATAGTAGATTCAAATGTTTTTTTCCTATTTTCTTTAAAATAATCATAAATTTGTTTCCAGTTTTTTTTACTTTTTTTCAATAGAATCAAATAATACATTTTTATATTAATAATATTAATTTCACCAATTCCTCCAAAATATTCATTTATTAAATATCTATCTGAAATTAATTTCTTTTTATTTACATACATTATGAATTTTGATATTTCGTCAACATCAAAATGTCTCAAAATTGTTTTATTTTTTTCAATATGTTGAAAACATTTTTTAATATCATCATATTCTTCAAACATAAAATGCGGTAACATTTTATACCCATCCGACGATATAATTGGAATTGATTTTTTACATTCGTAACTTAAAACTTCCACGATATTACTATCCTTGAATTTATATCTATAACTCTGTAACATTTCAGTAATATCTTCCATATTGGGCAATGTAGCCGATGATAATACAATATTTGGTATCACGTTTTCATTCCAATTTTTTTGTAAAATTTCATGAAATGGGTGGTTTTCATAATCCAATGTTATGGTTGGTTCATCCCAATACCAGACAAGGTCTTCTTCTTTATTGAAGGCCAACATATAATTCATGGAAGGTAAATATGATTGAATATCACAAATTATAATTTCTACTTTATCACCAACGCTATTGTCGACTCTGAAAATACTACCCGTTTTATAGTTTTTTGTATAATCTTTGGCTGCAAAATAGTGTAATCTAATATCACCGGGATCCACACATCCAAATGCTACGGCAATTGGAATTTCCATGGATATACACGATTTGGCTAATTGCAAACCAATGTGTTTCGCGGCACAGACGAAAATTATTTTTTTTCCTTTCGATAAAGCTATCGGTGTTAATGTTTTTCCGGTACCCGTCGGTGCTTGATATAACAATAATTTATTTGTTTTATTTTTAAAATTTTTAATAATGTCTCGTTGGTGTTGGTACAATTGGATATCCGAATATTTTAATAATAATTTATTTTTTTCAATATATTCTTGAGAATTTTTTATAATTTTATCCAGTTTTATATTGGATTTATTTTCTTCCAAAATATAATTTACAAATTCTTTAATATAACTATTAATATTTTTGATTGAATTTTGAATTAATTGACTGATAATATAATAATAATAAATTTTTTTATCTTTTGAACCCAAATACTTTTTTACCATTTTTAATAATAAATATTCGTAAATTTCTGTTTTATCTAATTCATCGATTTTTTTATCAAAATTCTGCATTCTAAATAATTCTTTCTTTTTGATTTTCTTTTTGGACTTTTTTTCTTTTGTATCAAAATTTAGAGAATATTTTTTTACTAGTTTTTGTACGTCATCTTTAAAATATTTTGTATAAAAATACCCATGGAACATTTCCAAATTTTCAGTGATTTTCATCATTTTTAATAATGTATTGGCGTCATTTGTGGTAATATCTGGGTCTTCCCACCCATCCATAATTAATTTCAATATCCTTTGTTCTGATTTATCAACTGGAACTTCCAAAGCACACCATTCTTCTTTAGTTAGTTTTTTTTGTGATAAATCCATTATTACTTTTTTTTTCCAAAAAAAGTAATGACAAAAAAAATATCAATTTAATACTTTTAGAAAAAGTATTGTAAAAGTATATTGTTTTGTTATACTTTTTCCAAAAGTATATTTAGGTAATCTATAAACCATCCCTGTGTAATTGCAGCCGGTTTATATTTATTTGTATGTTTAAAAAAAGCTTCACTCTTACCAAGTTCCATTAATTTTTCTATCAATCTTTCCATATTTGTTATGTTTTCTATATTTGAAATCCGAAAATATACATTGCTTTCTATTGCATAATCAAATACTTTCCCACCATTTTTATTTTTACTTATACCTCTCATATATTTCTTTCCATCCTTTTCAATAATTTTGGCCGTTTCTGTTATTTTTTCACCTTTATAATATTGAGTCCAAAACTCACCCGTTTTATGAAACAAAGGGAAAAGAACAGGATTACCTGTTTTTTTAATTATTAGAGACACGTTCTTACCAATTCCCTTATAATGTTTTCTTTCAATTGAATAATTATGTTTTGGAATTGACTTTTGTTTTTTTATTTGAGAGAGAATTTTAGATTTCCTTTGACCAATAAACAACATAACTGATTGTTTAATTGTTTTCTTGGATGTTTCAAATGTTACGTTGGTATAACTTGATGAATGCAAACTATTGTATCTTTCTAACAAATAAGGTTTTACACTTTCGGGTACCAACCATACGCAATATTTATGTTTTTCTTCCCAACCCTTTTGAATAAATTTCTTTGCAACTTTACTATTATAACCATATGGTGGATTAAAACCAATCATCGTTTTATCGTTTCTATCTTTCCCACCCATACAACACTCACCACACACACCACCCACACCACCGTTTTTGTCGTACTTTTTTGAAAAAGTACACCAGTCGAGCGTTTCTATTTCACCAAAACAAATTTCAGAAAAAGATATATCAAATGATTTATACGTTTTTATTAACTTGTTTTCCATTAATATTTTAACAAATCGGTTATCGCCAGCCGATGTATCTATAAAATGTAAATTATTGAAATCGACATTGGTTTCCTTCAAATTTATTAATACATTAAGTATATTTTTGTTAATAAATTCACTCGTTGTATAGTATTTGTCAAAAATATTATTTTTCTTATGTTTTCCAGTAAATGTATATTGTTTCATTTTATTTTAAACAATGAAAAAATATAAAAATTATAAACTTATAAAAAAATTATAAACTTATAAAAAAATTATAAACTTATAAAAAACTTATAAACTTATAAAATTATAATTTAGTTTCAATAATTAAAGAAGCACCATGGTATCCAGCTGTAAAAATAGCCATAACACCCAACAATGGGTATACAATTTTATTAACCTTTGTTTTTTTTATAGCAATATATGCTAAAATGGGAACGATAAATAAGAGATGTGATGAAAAAATTAACATACGCCTGCGATATTTGTCTACAGTAGTATCTTTATCATGTACTTGTTTGTTTTCTTGATGTGCTGGAGGTTTAAATTTACCAGTAATTGAATGTGTTCCGCGTTTTAAGGGCAATATATCACAATTAAAATAAAAATCATACCAAGCCATAGCAACATAAGCAATTATGAATATAATAAAGAGTGTTAAATAAAGTGCAAAATTAGATTTAAAGGATGGTTTATATAAAAATAATGTCATACAAATTAAAGAAAAAATAACGCATTTTTCATTTAAAACAAAGGGTCTTCTAAATAATCCACCTGCCATTTTATATATGTTGTTTTTTTAATTTCCAAGTAATAAAATTCCTTTAAAAGCCGATTGTGGTTTAAATTTCAATATATCTATTTCAGTTGTCGACGTTGGGAATTCATCGTAACCATAAATATCTTGCAAACATAACCATTCAAACAAGCCACCCGGATAAATATATATATTTGGAAATCCTAAACTCGTTAATTGTTCATATTTTTTAAAAAGATTTGTTTCATGTGAATTTTTATCATATATTATAATTTTTACATTTTTACATTTTTTAAGGCATTCGTTTATAATTCTCTCTTCATTTTCTATATTTGTTGTATTTTGTATAAGACACATTTGTTCCATTTTTTTTAATGTATTAATTAATAAATATTCTTTTTTATTTTTTATACATTCTTGTATATCTTCAAAATTTGCTTTTTTTATTGTTTGTGAATTACCCATAAACATATTAATATTTTTTTTTTAATTTTTAAAAAAATAATATATTTAAAAAATGTTACAACCCTTTTGATTTTAATTTCGATTTCAATATCTTTCTCTTTATATCACGTGCTTTCATCCTATCTTTTCTTTGTTTGTTTCTTTTCTCCTGTTTCACCATCCATTTATTTTTTATATAAAAATCGGTATCTAATACTCGCCAAAATGGAAAATATTTATGTTCATAATTTTGTTTTGTTATAATGGTTTGTCCACCCATTTCAGTAAGTTCTACAGGCACTTTCATACCATTATCTTCATAAGTCAAAATATCATGAAATTTTCTTGAGTTACCATTTCTATTTAATGAACTAATTTCACCCTTAATTAATTGGATGATAGGTTTATATTCGGTAATATTTATTTCACCCTTTTTATTTAAAAAACCACGGTCTTTATCCCCCCACTTGCGTTTTAATTCCAATCTAAAATCTTCCCAACACAATTTAACCCATGACCCATCTGTACCACCATCATTATCTTCCCAAAATTTACTTCCAGTACCTTCAATTACGTCTTTATTTATTTCAACGTCCCCGACTAAATATTTTATAGCAAGTATCCCTTTGTCATACGCACCACCAACATTTCCACCATTGCGACAATCTGTAAATACTTTTTGAAATTCACCCCATTTAGCTTTTAATTTATCTAGATATTCTTCATTAGACCAATCAAAATGAATTCCTTCTTTCCACACATCATCATTATATATAGGCCAATATTTTACATATGTTTCGACTACACCTGGGGTATAACCATCATCAACTTTTAAAAATTCTTTAAGGTATTTAAATTCTTCTTTTTCAAAATTTGCTGTTGAAAATTTTTCTACTATACCATTAATACATTCTTTGGGTCTGAAAAAATTGTATTCTCTACTTCTATATTTATCCAAACAAGGGTCGGGTGCTTTATCTGTACATGTTTTACTATTTATGAAAGCTGATGTCATCCATTGTAAAAACCACCCTTTACTTTCCCTCTTCGGTTTTGTACCACTCTTTGATGGATAATTACAATCATGCTGTTTACTTATCGACATTCTTTGTGGTATTAAACCGACGGCTCCTTCAACACTTGGAATAAATGTTTTATCCCAAATTGTAAATGTATTGGAATTCGGTAAATTATTTTTAATTCGTTCTTTTACATCGCCGTCACATGTCGTTGTTATACCATTGTTATCAGTATATAAAGCATAATCCCTCCATATTTCGTCATAACATTTTTTTGAATGTTTCAATTCCCCGTCTTTGTTTGGTATTTTTCCAGTAAAATTTGGAAAACATGGAAATAATGCTGCAGAAGCGGCACAATGTTTTAACCCATTCAATAATCTCCCCGGTTTATCAACTGTTATTGTTTGTCCACTCAAATCGCCAACAGTAATAAGAATATCGTTATTTTCTTTCCAACTTTTTAATTCTTTCGTTTTTTTTTTATATAAAAATGTTTTTTTGCCACCACCATCAATTTCCCGAGGCCAATGACAAAAATCATCGTCGTATTTCGTTTCATTTTGATCGTCTCCATTTCCGCCTTTTCTAACCATACCAACACTTGTTCCATCACCCCTTCTACCAGTATTGCACCAACCACATAAGGCAGTTCCATCCTCACCCATTAAATTTTGGTCTCCACAATTCTTCATTTGTTTACATAAATCCTGTTCATACATTTTAACAGTATCTTTTACAACACCCTGTCCAAATTGCAAGTTTTTATCTGATGGATTTTTATAAAAATCGTCTTCAAATGGATAATCACCAAATATATTTTTGGTGTGATGTGAACCTTTTTTACCTGGTGCTATCCAATTACCACAAACAACTGGACCCACATTTTTAAAAGGGCCTTTTTCATCACCATAGTATACATTTTTAGTATCGTAACAAAAACCACAACCCTTCGTACCATCCAAAATATCGTTTTCGGGTATTCTATTGGCTCTTACCCTCCAATCTTCTATACCATTTACAATGTTACATTTTTCAGCCAATAAAGCATATTTATTTTTTTCCATCGATTGATATCCTTCGCAAACTTTTTTCCGAACAACCGATGTTTTACTACTATTTAATATACCACATTCTATCTCTGTACCATCCGTTTTAATCGATGTTAATTGTTTTAAATTATGATTTATTTGATCTTGTCTAAATGCTTTTTGTCCACTCAATGAAAAATTCTCTCTAAAACATTGTTGTACTAATAGCATTATTATGATTATTATACATAATCCTATTAATGTTAATTTCATTTACTATATTATATATATATTTTTATAAAAAAAATATATATTCTACTTTACAGATATTTTGCCGCTGTATTTTTGTCGGCAGGTATAAATGTATAATGTTCCGGTGTTCCATGAAACAAACTATTACATTGCATTATACCACCACCGGGCCACAATATATCTGTTATATTTCTACAATATTTACCAGTCTTTACACTTTTTAAAATACATTCACCAGGGTATATGTATTTACCAGGTTTGTTCGCTTTTTCCAACATGTCAACTTTTTTTTGCCATGCCATATTATTAACGGGTGTGATATCAAATATTTCATCACCATTTACAATGGTGTCACATCTTACACCCGAGTTTCTAGCCCAATCAATATATGATTTACATGAATTACCAACTGAAGATATTTTGAACGTGTATGGATCTACACCATATTGTTTAATATTAAAAATTTCATCACCGCTATTTGAGTTGCATTGTAAAAAATTTTTGCCCGTTTTATTTCTAGAAATTGCATAAATCTCATGGAATACTTTACACGTTTTACCAGTCCTACTACTTTTTATTTTGTATTTCCCATCAACAATTACCTGTGGTAGTTTTCTATACACTTTTAAAGAAGAAACGCCTTTCAACTTTTGTGAAACATTAATTTCACCTTTACCTGCTTCTATAACTCTACTGGACTGCATCGATGGCATTCGCGTCGGTTCATCAGTATAAACAATTGCAGCGCATCTAGCTCGCGTTTGGGATGAACCAACCGGGTCTATAGTAATCGATGCAACATCGTCATTTTTTCCACCCCCATTAATTAATGCAGACGACTTAAAATTTGTACCACCCATAATACCAATTTTACTAGCAATTGTATCTTTAAATTTGATATCTGAACCTTTATGATTTGAATCAAACACTCTAACTTCACAACCCTTTGCCTTTTTAAATAATTTTATAGATGTTGAACCACCCGGTGGTGCTATATGCCATTCTCCCTTTTTAACAGCAGTATCTTCTGTTTGTTCTTCGAATTTTGCATGGCAATTTTCATCACCAAATAATACCGTCGACATAAGTTTACCACCGTCAAAACCAAATCGCGTTAAATCTTCTTTAGTATACTGTTTATTTTGTCCTATAATAGCTCTATTGCCACCTGAACTCGCCTTATCGCTTATTAAAGCATAGCATTCACCACCAAACAAACTCTGCATATTTTTCCGAAACTCCACTCCAACACCATTATAAACTTCAGAGTTTCCACCACCACACCCCTGTTTTGCAAATTTTCTCCCATATTTTGTACCTTTTTCATCTTTAAAACACATAGTGTCTTCATCATAATACTGCGTTACCATACCTTTATTTGGACCGGAAGTACATATCCATCCTTTACCTTCAGGTTTAGCATTTCTAGGGTCGCTCTTACAATAATATGTAATTGGATATCTATTTTTTATTTCTGTTTGTCTTTTCCCACAATCCAAATTATCACACTCCGTAACAGTAGAACATACCGTTGATTTATATACTTTTTTACTATCCACCTCACCTGAAGTATTCATTTTAATCCACGATGTTGTAGCAACTTGACGATATTCTTCCTCTTTTTCTTTCCCCGGGTTTCTTTCCCACTGCTCATAAGGCCATCCAAATTCAGCAACGTCTTCTTTTATTTTTATACTATCTGTTTGAACAGGTATATTTGTTGTTAATGTTCTTTTTGTATCTTTGTTGGTACTTCCACCCATACCTTTTGAATCCCACAAAACTTCTAAATTTTGAGCTTTCTCACCATTTTCATCACCCTTTAAAACAATACCAGAGTAATATACCGATGTATCATTTTTGCTTTTTTTTATTTTTACTCTATCACCCGGTTTTGGAAATGTATACGATGTTTTAAAATCTGGATCATAGCATATGTTATATGCTTCTCCTATACCTATTGCATTTCTAATCCCTATTTTCAGTTTATTATTGTTTTCATCTATACCCATATAATCATAAAAATTATGCTCTTTATTATATTTATCTGCTTCTGTTTTATAAGCTTTCAATTCTTCGCGCCATGAATCACTAGCCCATTTAGATTTATTTGCTTCCGTGGGCATGAAAGAACCTCCTGTACAACCTATATCATTCCAGATACCTAAAGCTTGTCTTAAATTATAATAATAAATTTCGGATTTTACATCGGGTTGTGATGCACCCGTAACTTTTATTTCCATACCTTCTCTATTTTTAAAATGATATATTAAACATATTATAATAATAATTATTAATATAATTATTAATATGTTGGGTAATATAATTTGCATTGTATATATTAATAATTTATAAAAATTAATTATCCATATTTACAGGACTCTTTGAATTTGTACCGAAGCATTTTTTCCATAATGTATCAACACTCGCTTCCCCTGATTTTGGGTAATCAATGTCAAATTCTCTTCTATATTTACCAAATTTTATTTTCCAATGGTTATCGCCTATCGCGTTTAATTCGTCGTGTTTTTTCATGAAATCAGCAATGGGTCTTTTAAGATGTTTTCTCATTTTGGAAGCAATCGTGTAATATGGTTCTCTAACACTTAACCAATGACCCTCATTAGCGGTTTCTACTTTATCGAAATCCGTAGTACAAGTAACATTATATACACCACTCGTATCAATGTATGCGGCTCCCCACAAAGATTGCAAACATTCTCTGGAATGACTTCCAGTTGAACCTTTCGCTTGGCTAGGGTCTCCGGTTGGTTGTTCACATACTGAACATGTCCCTGCTTGTGTCAATTCGGAAAAAAACGGTTTTGCATCTGCGTCAAAAGGGTTCGGCATACCCAGGTCCGGACATTTATCGCTAGATATTTCACTATTTAATTCTTTGTCTCCACTACCATCGTACTTCAATAATGCTTTTTTTCCATCTGTTTTAACTTTTGCTTTGGAATCAGAGGGACACCATCCACACATATCACCCACTTCAGTACCTTTTAACATTCCACCGCACGTTTTTATTTTATCACACGTATTCTGGCGTTTAACCTTCAAACAGTCGTATTTTGTTTTCGCCCATTGATTACCTCTCTTTTTATCTGGTGCATGACTTGAACCGGCGACGGTATTATAGTTTTCACCATAAATTGCCATTTCTTCTGATAAAGGACAAACGTTTGGACTAATACCACTACCATCATCGAAATCAAATTTATTTGTTGTGGCACAATAACCACAACTTGGTTGTTCATCCAATTGTTCACATGTAGTCAAACTTCGACAGGTTTCAATTTTATCGACCGTGTCTTTTCTACTACTCCCATGGAATGTTTCTACTAAAACATTATTTGAATCCAATCTAACGAAATTATCAACTGTTTCATTTTTTTCCATTTCGGAAATGGTATTTTGGAAAGCTTTATCACCTAAAGATTTATAGTACCTTATAGATTTTGCGTGATATTCGTTTTGATGTTTTTGTTTATTTATCATGTCAAATGATTCATTTGACATTTTATAAGTAATTATTTTATATATTTGTCCTATTAATATTAATAATACTAATAAACCCAATAATAAAATTTGCATTATATGTATATAATTCATATAATTATTTAAACTCAACTATGATTTTTACCTTTTCTTTTTTAATACTTTTTGAAGCAAATATTGATAATTCTTCTCGTTTTTTTCTTGTTTTATTATTTGGTTTTAATTTATTTTTTGATGTGCTATTTCTTTTCGTTTGGTCATTATTTATCTCATCAAAATTTTGTTCAATGTATTCGACAATATTGTTATTAATAATCCATTTGAAAAAATTTAATTGTCCAATTGTTGTTTCCATTAATGAATCTTCTTTATACGGAATTGTTATTCTATCCCATCTACAAAATGGGTCAAATCTTTTTTTAGAATAAGCTTTTAATTTTAATTTATAATCAATATAAACTTTAAATCTTTTATTTTCGTTTTTTATCATAGTAAAATACTTTTTACTATAGTTGGTAACGAACCAATCAATTAATCTCAATGATATATTGCTTTCACCATTTATAATTGGCAAAATTTTTTCGATATTATCATCTTTATCATAAAATTCTTTTAATTTATCTAATAATAGGCTATTTTGTGTAGTATACGACATTTATATTACCATTTTGAATATTATTTAAATACTTATATGGGGTTTTTAATAATATCATTAAAATATCATTAAAATATTATTAAAATATTATTATGATATTATTATGATATTATTGAGTTTCATCTTTGTTAATTTCATTAGTATTTTTAGGTCTTAAATATTTGTCTTCATTTGAAATATCTTCTAAATATTTATTTGATGATAAATATGGATTTACTCTACAATTTCCCATTTTATCGCGGTTATTTAATCTTTTTTCTAAAATTTCTCTATTATTATTTCTACTTTCTACATTTAATTCAATACTGTCTCTAAAATTTATCAAATTCATATTGGATTGATTGCCTTCTTCAATAAACTGGTTATTTTCTGTAAATTTATTGTAAAAATTTGTTTCATTTCGTTCGTTTATTTCATTTCTTTCTATTTTTCTCTCTAATAAATTATTTTTTCTTTCTCGTTTGCTTTTTTTTATTTTTTCATCATTTATTTTCCAAATTAAATGAATGAATTCCATTTACTATTAAATTGATATTATTTTATTATTTTATTATTTTTAACATAATGAATATCGGTATTATATCTAACTGGCATGAAGATTGTGGTTATATTGATTCCGAAGTTGAATATGTAAATTATTTCAAGAAAAAAAAGTTTGTTATTTATGCCACTGAAATTATAGACGAAGAAATGTTTATTGAATTAATTAAAATTCAGCTGGTTATGCAAAATTATAAAATAGGATTTTTTAAAATGTATACATTTCAAGACAGAGCATTTTGTAATATAAATTATTCATTTTTACATTTTCAAAAAAAATGTAAAAAATATTATAAAAATAAATTGGATTTTTATAAAAATCCAAGAAATCTATATCATCGACAATTATACGGCTATTAATATAGCTTTACTATATTCATTTGTTTCGAAAATTTAAAATGTTCGTCGTTTCTTCTTCTTTTTTGCAAATTACATTCCAAACAAGATATGACGACATTTTCATTATAATGTCCTATATCATTATTTTTTCTATCAAGAGTCCATTGTAATTTTTCTCTCTTGTTTGCATAAATTAAAAGACATTGGTTTTTACAATAATGACAAATTAATTTAGTTACTACTAATTTTTCCAATAGTTCATCCAATTTTATAAATTTTTCTTTTATAAATCTTTTTTTTTTCATATCTTGTTGTCTATAACTACTTAATTTGGCTTTTAATGCCTTTTTAATTACAGTATCGTTTAAATATTTATTGTCTAAATATAACATATTTATATATTTTGTATGATTTTTTTTATCTAATAATTCAGACTGCCATTTTTTTTTGTTTTTTATTATATTTTTAGATATATTAATTTTTTTACACGACATCGGTTTGAATTAATCATATAAAATAATATAAACTTATAAAATAATATAAACTTTTAACTATATGTATATTTAATAACCCATAATGAAAACAAAAAAGAATAAAGATGATTGTACCGAATTAAAAAACATAAAATACCAAAATATGTTATTGAGCAATTCAAAAGTTGTCGATGAAACGAAAGAAAATGTCAATAACATTGATGATTTTTTAGTAAAAGAAAAAAAAGAAAATAAATTAAAAGCATGGAATAAATTGGGTAAATCAACAAAAACTAAATTAATAAATTCGTTTATTATTAAATATAAAGAAAAAAATTCAGTGGATGATGAGGTAATTAAAAAACTACAAATTTTCTTACATAAATGCATTGAAAGAAAAAAACTTCAAAAAATAAAGGATATTAAATATGATAAAATAGAAGAAACTATTATAGATATACCTAATTTATTTTTTATTAAAAAAACAAACAAATTTGTATTAAAAAAAAATGATAAACATGTTTCAACATTAAAATCGTTGGCTCCAAAATCAAAAAGAAAAAAAAATAAATTAAAAAATAGAACAGAAAAAAGGAAAACAATAAAAGACGAAAAAGAGCTACCAAAACCAGCGAAAGTAACAAAAGCGAAACCAGTAAAAGCCGCGAAACCAGTAAAAGTAGCAAAACCAGCGAAAGTAACAAAACCAAAAGTAGCAAAAGTAGCAAAAGTAGCAAAAGTAGCAAAAGTAGCAAAAGTAGCAAAAGTAGCAAAAGTAGCAAAAGTAGCAAAAGTAGCAAAAGTAGCAAAAGTAGCAAAAGTAGAAAAAGTAGCAAAAGTAGCAAAAGTAGCAAAAGTAGCAAAAGTAGCAAAAGTAGCAAAAGTAGCAAAACCAGTAAAAGTAGAAAAAGTAGCAAAAGTAGCAAAAGTAGCAAAAGTAGCAAAACCAAAAGTAGCAAAACCAAAAGTAGCAAAACCAAAAGTAGCGAAATCTGTAAAAGCAAAAGTAACAAAAGCAGTAAAGGCAAAAGCAGTAAAGGCAAAAGCAGTAAAGGCAAAAGAAGCAAAACCGGTAAAAGAAGAATAAAACAATAATTTTATAAATTGAT